ATGCTAATAGCCCAGGCAACAAACTCAACACCAAAACGAAACCTGTTAGAAACCCAATCATTTCGTATCCATTCTAAAGTTGGTCGAAATATATTGTTTATCATACAAACTCACAACTCACCATCAATTCTGTGAGACAGGCAACAGTATTGATCTCTTGATCTGCAACAAAGGCAGCCTTGTACTGATAACCTGCAAGTATGACAACCGCCTCTGGTATTGATTGTGGTTTGATGAATTCATACATCGCATCATAGAGTTTGCGATACAATGTATTTGAATCAATTTCGTTTGACGCAACCCATTTACGAATCGAACTAAAGTCTTTCTCTTTGATGTTTTTGACCAACTCACTAATTGACACATCACCAATCTGCGACAGAATACCAGTATCAATCTTACCAAACTGAGAGTATCGTTGCAGTTCATTCAACACACGCCGAAAGTCAGGAAAGTGTTTCTTGATCAACTCAGCAATTACGGCGTCATCATAGTCGACCGATTCACTTTGCAAAATTGATTGAATTCGTTTGAAAAAGGCAGAAGCCATCTTGGCCTTCTCACCATTCTTCAAACCAAATTCAATAACTGCACATCGACTGTGAAGTGGTTCTATGATACGATTTTTATAATTGCAAGTAAATACAAACGAACAGTTGCCTGCAAATTCTTCAATCGCATTTCTTAGTGCAGGTTGTGTAGAGTTAGGGTTGAGATAATCAGCTTCATCAATGATGATGACCTTGCGGCCACCAGACAAACTCATTGACGATGCATAGTTCTTTATCTTGACACGAAAAGTATCAATACCGCTTTCGTCAGAACCATTGATTACGAGATAGTCGCATCCGATTTCGTTGCATAGAGCCTTCGCTACTGTTGTTTTGCCTACGCCTGGACCGCCACTCAAGAGAAGATTTGGAATCGTTTTCTGATTCACATATTCTTGAAATGGTTTCTTGAGGCGCTCTGGCAGAATACAATCGTCTACTGTCTTTGGCCGATATTTCTCGGTCCACAAAAGATGTTGCATAATATAGTTCTTTCACAAAAATCATAATTTAGTCACGCTCATTCAAACGAGCAATCACTTCAAGGTATGAGTCACGAACTTGCCAAGAAGTTCCAGTCACACCAAAAATGCTTGTCGCTTTTGTTTCTTCTCCACTTTCATCATCAACCCAAGGGATCTCAAAGACCGAAGCAACATGATCTGAATTGATAGCGATTGATTCGGTTAGATTTCCTTTGAAGGCATTTGTAAAGATTTTCAAAGACATATTAGTTCCCTTTCTCAAATTTAGAACCAGCTTCTGTTGTAATCCAATATTGTAGATTCACATTCTTATTCTTGAAATGAGAGATGCCTTTTGAAGAAATTGAAACATCATAAGAACCAGGAAGAATCTTAGTTAGATTTTCTGTTTTGAACACCATGCGATACTTGTTACGATCACCACCTGTGATTTCAAGAGAGTCTGTGTGTGCCGAATCATTCTGTAGATCAAGAGTGACAATACTAATCTTAGTGCCATCAGATTCAATTGCGATCTGTGGTGAATCAAGAATGGCAGCTGCACGAAGAACCCAATCAAAATCTTCAGCCGTCAAAGAAAATGTAATTTCTGGATCAGGCATTGCAATTTGTTTCTCTGGTGGAAGAGTGATCATTGTTGGTTCACAAAAACGATAGGTGACTTTTGAACGACCTTTGTTACCAACGATTCTCATTTGTTTGTCTTCAAATTCAAATGATGGGTCGTCTTTGTGCATTGATACAACGGACAAAAAGTTATTCAAATCGTAGATACCAAAGTCAACTGGTATATCTTCTTGAATAACAACTTCAGCAAGAATATTTTTATGGTTTGATACGGTCTTTAGCGTCTTGCCTTTTTTGAAAAGAATACCAGCATTGATGTTGCCAAAATTCTTTAGTACGCCAAGAGTTTCACTTGAGAGTTTCATAATTTATTTTCCTTCGTTTCAAGGTCATGCACATGTAACATTATAACAGCATAATGCAAAACTTTCAATAGGTCTTTGCGATTTCTGCCTTCTTTTTTTCCATATCGTTGAGCATACTTGACGATGTTACCACGACAAAATCCAATACCGTCACCATTGTCAATAATAAATTCTGTAGTTTGAACTTTACTTTGAGAATAGTGTTCATTGTATGTGCCATCAATATACTGCCTCAATTCTTGCAAGAGAGCAAGTTCATTATATTTGTATGGTATCATAGACGACCTGTGAAATTTGCAACAGCAGGCATGTTACCACTAAAGGCATATGTGCCGATATGTTGAGTTTTCATCCAAGGACATAACCAAATTTGTCCACCAATCTTACGCCACATTTGACAAAACATATAGTCTTCACTTAGATATCGTTCAGAACCACCACCGGTTGGAGAATCTATCGTATCAATTACAGTATCAAAGTAAGCATGAATGTATCGTGTACCATCAAAGTTAGCCTGACCAACATGATCTGGTTTGTATCGAATATTTGGATAAGCTTCTTCCATCTTACCAAAAACTTCACGCTTGACCATCATAAAACCAGTACCGATCTCCATCACTTCAAGAGGTTCGGTTACTTGAAACTGCGATGTACCTTTTACAACATTGAAGACATACTCGCCAACAAGTGTTTCAAGTTCTTTTGGTTCTAGATTAGGATGATTTCGTGCAGCATAAGCAACATTCGCCCAGTTGATTGACTTCTTAGGATAAGGACCACCGATTACATCTTTGTCGAGAGCCATCAAAGCAATAACATCTTGTGGACTGTAATGAATGTCAGAGTCGATGAAAAGTAGATGAGTAAAACCAGAACGCAAGAATTCATCTACCAAATAATTTCTTGCTCGTGTAATAAGTGATTCGTTGAAAAGAAATGAGAATTTTGTTTCGACACCATACTTTGACATGGTCGTTTGCAGGTCAAGTGCTGATTTCATATAAAGACCGTGGGCCATACCACCGTACATTGGTGTTGCAATGAACAGTTTGTTTTTTCTCAGTTCGTCAACTTTGATTTGAATTTCCATAATGTACCCATAAAATAAAAAAAGAGGAAGTAACACCTATATGTATTACTTCCTCCATCGAATTTCTAAACTTTTTTAGGCAAAAGCACGAAATCCTGATTGACGCAGAGCTGCAATACCAGCTGCGATCATGCGCTTAGTAGGAGTACCAAGACGATAGAAAGCAACTTTCTCACCGTTTACATTGATACGGGTGTTCAAATAAATTGCATGACCCTCTTTGCGAAGCTCATCAATCACGGCAGAAGGATTCTTTGCACCGAAAACAGAGCGCATCTTGTTTGCGGTAAGAGTGTTGAACTCAGAATCTTTAGAGAGGTAAGCAAGAACTTTAGATTTTACAGACATTACGAAATACTCCATGAAAATTGAATCGCACTTTAGAGAAACATTACAGAGGCGATTCTTCTCTGCAATATGTACATTATATTACAAATAAGTGAGTAAGTCAATACTTATTACGGTAAAAGTATAAAAAAGACCCATCGTTGCCGATGGGTCAAACTGACGCTCACTAGAAAGGAACTTCTTCAGATTGAATTCTTTCTTCTGGTACTTCTTCAGTTTTTGCCATCAATATTTCAGTATTAGCACCAGCATCGACCTTAGTGTAAAGGTCGGTAAATGAAATCTTTGTGTCATCATCAAAACGATTTAGACAAAGCCCAATCGCCTTCATCTTGTCTCCGAACACAGAGTAGGTCTTGGCAATATGCACTAGACGGCGAGTGGAAATCACTTCGTCACAACCGCCTTGTTCAAAGGTTTTGCGAATCACTTCAGCCCATGTAACAAGTTTCTCAGCAAACTCATCATCAGGACGACCAAGAGAGGTTAGTTCTTTCTTGATAATCTTCTGCTCAATACGGGCAGTCGGCCATTCTTGTTCATAAGTATTCAGAAAACGCTCAAGAAACGCTTCGTTCAGAATGTTGGTGAACATGTAACGACCATCATCAGAACCTTTACCTTTTGTATTCGCAGTAGCAACTACAGTAAAGCCTGCGGCAGGTGTAATCAACTCATTCTTTTTCTTGAGCAAGAATGGTTTGCCTTCAAGCACTCGCTGAAGACTGGAAAGATTCTGAGCACCATAGTCAATCTCATCAATACAAAGCACGGCACCTTGTCGAGCAGCAACAGTCACAGGACCATCACGCCATTCCATTTGACCATTGATTAGAATGTAGTTACCAAATAGATCACTCTCATCAGTTTCAGGTGTCATTGAGACACAAATAAACTTACGCTTGAGTTTAGCGCAAGCCTGTTCAACAGACATTGTTTTGCCGTTACCTGAATGACCAGTAATGAAGATAGGATAGAAT